ATAATACCAGCCGTGCCGACGCCGACTACTAAAATTTTCTTCATTTATATTTTCTTTACGTCGACGCCGGATTTTTCTAGGAACTCGACTCCGGCCATGTCCCTATAACTATTGCGATAGTATACGCTAGATATGCCGCCTTGGTATATAAGTTTGGCACAATCCAAACAAGGAGCATGAGTGATAAAAATACTAGCATCACTGCCGCTTTGGCTTGACTTGGCCAACTTCGCAACTGCATTGGATTCAGCATGTAGTACCTCTGGTTTAGTTTTTAGTCCGTAACGTACATTGCGTTGAGCACCCTCGTGCCATCCTTCATAAGGATACTGTTCTTCAAACTCTTCTGGACTTAGCCAACCGCCTGCACCCTTGTCCCATACACGGTTTTCGCAGTCATTGTCCCAACCTGCGGGCATACCATTGTAGCCGTAGCTGATAACTGAGTCATCTTTTACAATGACTGCACCTACTTGCAATCTCTTAGCGTGACTAAGTTGAGCAGTACGATCTGCCCAGTCCATGTACATATCGATAAATTTTTGTTTCATTAGGCTACTCGCCAGATACTGTCAATGTTGTTATTAGTTAATGGCGATCCACCAGCGTAACTGATGGTAACATCTCCGTCACTGGGGTTATTATTCTTGCCGGACGTAGGAGTTTGATTGCCACCAACAAATGTAGCTTTGCCACCATTCAAGGTATAGATAAAGTTCACATGACTATACTTCCAAAGTACAATGTCACCCGGCTGTGCTGTTGCAGGTGTAACTTGTGTAGCACCCCATCTCTCTGGATTTTGCTTAATAGCTTTTGCACTGGCTGTTTGCACATATTGTTTACCTGAGCATTTTAATGCAAAGTTAACAAATCCCATACACCATGCAGTTTGGTCGGTATTCCAGGGACTGCCAGAGAACCCCAGTGCTGTCCATATCTTTAAGATATTTTTATTACTGGTCCCGCCAGCCTGGCCACTTTCTCTCCACATACCTCGACCTGCTTCTTCTAGAGTAGCTGCTAAGAAAGGAACAATACCTGAAGCAGTAGCAACATCTGTAATACCAGTTGACGTAGTAGTATCTTCAGGAGTACCGGGAAAGTTAGCTTTTACACCGTCAGTCGCAGCCGCTGGATTATAAAAACTATCAGGATTGCTGGTATAGGCAGTGGTAAGGTCAACTGCCGCAGCAGCCTCTGCTGGATCTAACGATGGCGGTGCATTAATAGCAATACCAACAAAGCCAGCACTGGTTCCAGCTTCTAACCATAATGCTGTTGCAACATTATTTGTAAAAACATTGGGGCTACGATACACATCAGCAATGTGTACTACTCCGTGAACTCTTGCACCTTGTACGTATGGCATTTCAATTCCTTATAAAAATCTAGGCAAATTATTTGTTATAGTACTAATATTTGCAAATAATGTATTAATAGTTGCAGTTGAAGAAATCAACGAACTTAAATCTTGCCTATACCAATCATAAATTTCTGTAGGGGCCACCCAATCGTACGGGCCGACATGACGTATGCCAGTGGTAGTAGATGCTGTTGCAATTCTTTCTAATGATGATGCAATTCTTTCAAGGTACGGACTGTAGTCATATGCGATTGATATACTTCCCGTGCTTGTAGAAACGATTGTTGGCTCCATAATAATATCCTAAACTAGTATTTACATCAATGCAATGCCAGTGGTGCCTTGCATATACTGATCTGCTGCTTCTTTCTTAGCTGCCATCACAATAAACACATGTTCTTTTTTCAAAGTCATTGTTTCTTTTGCACCAAGAAATACCCAAGGAATCATACCTAGGCCGCCGCCACTCATTGTGAGTGCAAGCGGTCTATTAATGGTATAACCGTGCTGGTCATCTTTTTCTAAACGTGCAATTAGTTCATCACCGTTGATTAACTTGATACTGACTACGTCCCCTTCGGACATTGGTTTTTCGATTAACATTATGTTTCCTTTTGATTAATTTCTATCCAAGTATGGTCTCCCATAAACTTGACCTGAGTTACATATTCGTAATCGTCAGGTTTTCCTGTGCTCCATTCTGTAGGTCCTAAATGAACCAACAGTGTTTTTTGTTTTCTTGTATCCCACACTAACCAATAACATTGACCTATACTTAGTTGAAACTGATATTCAGCTGCATGAACAGCATCAGTAACTTCTAATCTTCGTTTAATCTCGTTTGCTTGCTTTTGTAGCACAGTAACTAATTCCATAATTCTGTTATACTCTTGCTGGGCAAAATGCCTAGCGTTATTGAGCATAATATCTTTATGTTTAGTTACTGGAACAAGATCAAATTTAGGACCACCTGCTTCTGTAGGATACGGAGTAATGTTCCTATTAATGAAAGCAATAGTTATGTCAGTTGATGTCGAATCAAAACTATTTCTTCCCTTAGATACATTACTCATAGTTCTCCAGACTGAGCTAATTTTAACATTAGACTATATTGTTCGTACGCTTTACGAACTGCTGGATATGTATCACGCAGTGCTCGCTCACGTTCTTTTTGTTCCATAAGGGTTTCGAACATATTATAATGACCCTTACTTTTCATATGGTTGAACACCTGACTTTCAAACTCGGCAATGCGTTCTAATTCACTTTCACTGATCTCAACTGTGTAAAGAGTTTCAGTTTCAAAAGTTATATGCTCTTGAAGAAACTTGTTATAGTCAGTCTCATAATGAAATAGATTTACATTAGCCCGAGTATGTTTGTAGGCACGTTTATTTGAGTCAATGACTCGAACATTGTGTTCAGCCGCAAACTTTTTCAGCGTATCACTGGGGCTGGACATACTCAGTAGCCATTGGAAAGATTTCAGCAATTACTCGAGCACACTCACGTGCAACTTCCATGTGCTCTAGCTGGGTACCATTGCCGCTACGTAGATCAATAAAGTGAATCCATGAGCGTAGTGTGCCGTTCATATACAAGCGACTGACTGTGTTGCCTTCTGGTAGAATAGCACGGGCCTGCTCTTTAGCAATGCCGTTTTCAATGGCCCATGCATAATTTTCTTTGACAAGGTTGATAACCTGATGTTGTCTGCGATTCCATTCAGCCATTAATTCATGATCATCAGTGGTAACACTGTTCTGGCGATTCTTTGTATCCTGTAGTCGTGCTTCACGGATAACAAAGTCAAGGTCTTTGGTTGGATCTGCATAGCGTTGACTAAACTCCTGGAAGCTGAAACTACGGTGACGCAGGATCTGTCGAGCAATGTCACGGGTAGTTTCGATTTCTAAACAGGCTGATACCATTTCAAGTGGCGACCAATGTTTATGCTTGATCAAATAACGGATCAGCTTGTCAGCAGTATCCATGTTGAATTGGTTAGAGGGGTTACTAACCCGAGCACAGAACGCAATCAGCTCTTGTGCATCCATCAGACCTTCGTCGTACATTTCGCGACTGGGCTTGCTTGACGAAATTAATTTAACTTTCATTTATCTTCTTTCTTTGACGGTGTTTCACACAATGCTTCTAATGTCTTGTAGTGTTGATATGCTTTTTGTAATGACTCGTAGTGTGCTAACTTAGCAGGATCCGGAGTTAGGATGGCTAACCTCTTTTCAATAGTAGTTAGCAGGTCTCCTAGACTACGACCTTTCCATTTGATGTCTCCATCGAACTCCGCATCGCTAGTAACATGTAGTCCTGCATTTGAAATAGTTCCTATGTTTGTATTGTTAGTAGTAAAAACATAGGGACTAGAATTCCACGAGCCGTTAGCACCAGCACCTGTAGATATAGTATAAGAATTTTGACTCGATCCTTGAGCCCCTGTGGTATAACTTGACATGGACGTTTTTAAGAGATCATCTATTTCTTGTGCTGAGAATCCAACATTCATTGTTAGATCATCCTCTTTCCACTCATACTCCACTGGCTTGATTTTGGAAATGATTTCTGAGCTCATTAAATCCGCCTACTAATTGTTCATTGATAAAAATCTGTGGAACTGTTCTAGCATTGGGCACAGCTTCTAATAGCTGTTCTTTGGTCCATGTGCCTTCAGTGATGTTGCGTTCTTCATAGTCAATGCCACGCTGCTTTAACAGAGCTTTAGCTTGATCACAAATCGGACAGGGTGTTTTACTCCATACGGTTACTTTCATAGTTATAATTCCTTTGTGTTAAGTTTAGACGAAAAAAGGCCTCATAGCAAGGCCTTTTTGTGTTTTGGTGAAATTAAAGATCAGGTAGTTCTTCGTACTCAACTGTGTCTGACATCACGCCGATGACATAGTTAGTTGATTCATTTTCCTGTAGTGCAGTCTGCTTCTTGTTGATGTTTACATGTTTGTTAAACCAAGGGATAGGACTAAATTTAGGATGCTCTCCTAGGTACTTGATTCCAATTTCTTTTAGTCTAGTAAACGCTGTAAAATCTACAAAGTCTTTCAATATGTTGGCGTTCAATCCGATAACTACACCTTTCTTAAATAAGAACTCAGCCCATTCCTTTTCTTCGCGAATAACTTCTACGTATAGTGAATATACTTCGTCTGCACATTCTTCTTCTAGTTTAACAAAGTCTGGATCATCTTTGGTTACATTGTTGATAAGCCAAGCAGTCCATTCTGTGTGTAACAACTCGTCTTGCAGGATCAAGCTGATAATATTGCCGTTGCCGATATAGATCTTGTTTTCGACCATGGCCAGACTGGTAGCAAAGCTCACCATGAAACGTAGAGCCTCCAATGCATAGCTTGCGTGTAATGCCATCCAAATGGCTCGCTTGTGAAGCATTGTATCAACGACTTCTCCCAACTCTTTACGACAGTTAAGCTGATGTAGATCCTCATAGTAACGACCAATGTTAGCAGCCATACCAACAATTTCAGCCGTGTCGTGAATCTTGTTAAACTCTTCTTTAGGTACTCCATATACGTTCCTAATAATATGACTGTAGCTCTTACTGTGAATGTTAGTTTCAAAGAAACTCCAGTTACTCACAAGTGCTTCGAGTTCAGGCAAGCTAATTACGGGTTGGAATACTTGATTAGGAGCACGACCTTGAATACTGTCCAATGCCGTTTGTCTTAACAAGTTGCTGGTAAAGATATGCTTGACTGCATCACTAGCTTCCTTGTGATCTATCTTGTCTTTGGTAAGACTGATTTCTTCTGGTACCCAAAAGAATCCACGTGCCAGTTCTTCATACTTAGCAATCTTAGGATATTTGACTTCTTCGAAACGCTGTACTGTTACCGGACCGGCAGGATCCAAAAACATTGTACGTTTTAGATAGTTTGTTTGTTTTGATAAGTTGTATTGTTCTTTGCTCATTAATATTTTCCTGATGCAAGTACGATCTTGCAAATATGTTCTAATCTTTCTATGTGCTCATAGGCACGCCACGGTGTTGTATCAATAGCTACTACTCCATGTCCTTTTATACCCACGATGTCGTAGGCAATATTTCCAGCGTCGTCTAATTGTAACATCTTATGGCACTGGTCAGCAAGTTCTTGGCTAATAGGAGGCACATCGCCTACATTAGGTGCTACCTTGGTATAACGATTGAGTTCTGGAAAGGCTGCACTCACAGTACTCAAATCAATACCGGCATGCATTGCCGCAATGCAATAAGTTGGGTGAACGTGTACAACTACACGAACGTCGCCTGTGTGTTGTCCCATTTCTTTTTGCAAACCAAAGTGCAATGGTAGTTCCCCACTAGGCTTCAGGTTAGCACTAATTTCAGTATAGTCTAACTCTTTAGTTGCATGATACAGTCGAGGAGGCTGATCCCAGAATCCTTTCTCAATGCCAATCTTCTTGAACTGGTCAGGTTGTAGTGTTTGTTTACGTACACCGCTTGGTGTGATGTAAAAGTGATCACGGTCGTGATGACGAATACTCACGTTACCATCTCGGCTAGTAATCCAGTTACGCTTATAAGCGTCTACCATTATGTCACAGATTGTTTCTAACATTAATGTTTCTTTCTATAATCTTCTACTGCGGCTTTGATAGCATCTTCTGCTAGAATTGAGCAATGTATCTTGACAGGCGGTAGTGCTAGTTCTTCGGCGATTTGGGAGTTTTTAAGGTTAACAGCATCATCAATATGCATACCCTTAACCCACTCTGTAACCAACGACGAACTGGCGATTGCTGAACCGCATCCATATGTCTTGAAACGAGCATCTCTAATAATACCATCTTCATCTACCTTTATCTGTAACTTCATCACATCTCCACAAGCAGGTGCTCCGACCATACCTGTGCCAACTGTGTCGTCAATTTCAAACTTACCTACATTACGTGGGTTTTCGTAATGATCAACAACTTTATCTGAGTATGCCATTTATTTTCTCCCAGTTGATAATCTTCCACTGATTATCTAAGTATTTCTTTTTGTCATGTTTGTAGTCCAATGCCCACGCATGTTCCCACCAATCAATTAACAACACAATATCTTTTTTAATTTGGTGATTGACGATAGTTTTAATTTTACCGTCTTTGGCAAGATAGACCCAACCACTGCCTTGAATAGCCATTGCCTCATTAGCAAAGGATTCTTTAAATTTGTCAAAGTCTTTATAATGTTTGATAATAAATTCTAAGATACTACCAATAGGTTTATTGGAGTTAGTTGGTGCTTGATACTGCTGAAACAAAATGTTGTGTAAGAATACACCAGCTTCATTAAAAACTGAATCACCTTCATTTTTGTTGTACCGTTCAGCATAAATTTTTGCTAATTTGCCATAATGGTAATTGATGGTGTCTTCTGAGATCACAGGTTCAAGGTCATTGGTATCATAAGGTAGATTTATAATTTCCAACTTTTCTGGTTTGCCTTCTTGTAGAACATGTCTAATAAAACTATAGGTCATACTGAAAAACTGCTCCCACAACCACAGGTTGATTGTGCATTAGGATTTTGAATACTGAATTGACTACCTTGCAAATCTTCTTTGTAATCAATTACAGCACCACTAAGATACTGCATACTCATTGCATCAATCAATATTTTTACACCTTGTTTTTCTACAACAAAATCGTCTTCGTGTTGTTCTTCGTCAAATGTAAATCCGTACTGAAATCCAGAACATCCGCCACCTTGGACAAATGTCCTAAGTTTTAACTTAGGATTATTCTCCTCTGCTAGTAGGTCTGTGATTTTAATAACAGCCGATTCTGATATTGTTACTTGATCCATTATAACTTACATGCCTCGCAATCGGCGTCATCATAAATGATCACGTTGTCTGCCGCATTAATTGCAAATCCGTTTATACCATTAACCTGTGTAGTTGCAGTGACGTTAGTCTTAGCACCTACCTTGTTAATTAGGCTATAATAAATGGTCTTAATGCCCCACCTGTATGCCAACATCAAGTTCTTGGCAATTAGTGTAGCAGGTACCTTACCGTTAGCAAAGTGTGCAGGATTATAGAATGTGTTAGTACTCAATGATTGATCAATGTAAGCTGCTAATACTGCGGCTGTCTTCAGATAATCAACGCAGTTGGTCTGATCCCACATCATCTGATAACGATTCTTTAGGCGACGATATTCTGGTACTACCTGTACAAACGATCCAGCTTTAGATTCTTTAACAGAAATTAATTCCATTGGCATCTCAATTCCATTAGTACTGTTTAATACTACTGAACTAGACTCAACTGGTGCCACTGCCATTAGTGTAGCATTACGAATACCGTATTTGATCATACGTGCTCGCAATGGTTCCCAATCTAGGCTAGGAGTGAAATCTGTTAGTTCGTTAACTCCGGGATTGCGGCGTTCCCAAGGAAATACTCCCTTACCGTAATAAGTGTGCTGACTACGTCCGCATGGCCCACGTTCTTGGGCAAGCTCGACACTAGTTTCGGTAAGGTAGTATGCCTGGTGTTCCATCCAACGTTTAACTTCTGCAAGTGCTTCTGCTTCACCGTACTTGTATCCTTTACGGGCATGCCAATAGGCCAAGTTAGTAATGCCAACACCTAACGGTTCAAAGTCTGTGTTAGCCAGCTTGCTCTGTATGCTTAAGAAGTCTTGATAGTTCAACAAATTACTTAGGCTACGTACTAACACACGACAGGCTTTTTTCATCTCTTGTGGGTTACGGAATGCTCCCCAGTTGATGCTGCCAAGAGTGCAAAGAGCAATTCGTCCCTCTGGATCTTCAATTCTCTGGAAAGGACGGGTAGGTAAAAGTATCTCTTGGCATAGATTGGATTGATAAATTGGATCAACTGTTGTATCAAACGAGCCTTGGTTGATAACGTTGTCAATGTTAACAAGATAGATACGACCAGTATCAGTACGCTCTTTAAGTATTCCAGCTTTGAATATCGCATCTGCCGATACAACTTTCTTTTTCTTTGTCTTGTCTTGCTCGTATTTCAAATACAATGTTTCAAACTCTGCCGAGTTGCGATAGTATGCTTCGTAAAGATCCGGAACTTCTGCTGGATCAAACAATGTCATCATTTCACCATTCTTATAACGATTCCAAAACATCTTGTTAACCACAACTGAGTAATCCATTTGTCGTACACGATTTTCTTCAGTACCTTGATTGTTCTTTAGCACAATAAGATCTTCGAACTGAGCGTGCCAAATAGGATATGTTACTGTGCATGATGCATTACGGATACCACCCTGGCTGCAACTGCGGAGGTCTGCGAACCATTTCTTCAAGAAAGGAATCATTCCTGTATGCTTGATCTCACCGTTACGAATTGGGGCACCTAAAGGTCTGATTCTGCCAATTTCTAGACCGATACCGGCTCGTTTTGAAGCATATTTGGCCATCATTTCGCCGCTTGCAAAGATACTGTCCAGTGTATCGTCAGTGCTGATCAGCACACAACTGCTAAATTGTTTGGTGGTCGTACCTAGACCGGCGAGAACAGGAGTGGCCAGTGTAAAGTGTCCGTCTCGAGCACACTCGTAGTATTCTTTTACCCACTTTAGTCTAGCATCTTTAGACTCTGCATGAAATGCCGTAGCGGCTGCAACTGCATAACGTACCTGCGGAGTTTCGTATATTGTATTAGTGGCACGATTCTGTACTAGATACTTTTCTGCTAGCTGTGCAATAGCAGCAAATGTATATTGCTCGTCTCTTGCATGATCGATGAATAGGTCAATAATGTTCCATTCGTCTTCTGTGTACCAGTCTAGCAGTTCGCTAGTGTACATGCCTAGTTCAACATTCTTCTTAACAATGCTGAATAGTTTAGGCGGCTCGTATGCTCCGTATACTTCTTTACGCAACATACTTAGACGTTGGCGGCCTGCTACGTACTGATAGTTAACATTATTAATCTCGGGATTTTCTTCTTCGTCAATTAGATCAACCATTGCCTTTAACAGCAATTCGTCGATAGTATTAGTGGTCATGCCATCATGAAATTCTAACTGTGCTTTGATCTCGATCATAGACGGACTAACTCCGTCTATTCCGTGGCAGCTAAATGCTACTTGTCTTTGTATTTTTGAAATATCTAGTGGAACTCGTTGTCCACTACGTTTAACTACTTGAATAGTCATTGTCCACCTGTTCTTTTTATTTTGTGGCCCGGGAGCCCGCTTTTTCTTTTTACTACTTAGAGTGATATTTACCTAGGCCTCTGTACTTCAATTAGATTTTCTAGTTGAAATGACTCAGGAATATCGCTAGGTTTGTTTATATCATTATCTGTGTAGTTAATAACAAACTCATCATCGATGAACACTAGATTATATTGTCTAGATCTGTGTGCATCTGTATATGTTTTTATCTCTACCTTACTGTCTTTAAACGTGGCAGTTAACTTTAATGTCCAGGCTATCATTAATACTTTGGTAAAATCATCGTATTTGTTTTCAATAATGATTTCCCAAGGTGTAGGCCAGCTTCTTTGATTGTAAGGATCTACGTTCCTGTTGAATGGAACATATGGAGGGTGATCCCAAAACTCGATTAGTGTTTCTAAAGGATTTTCAGAAGAGTCGAGACTATGCCTGTGATCGGCCCAGGCACTCAATCTCTCATCCGGAGATAGGTTAAACATAAATTATCGGTAATACGCTACGTTAAAAATTATAGTACCTGTGCCAGCAGCAACAGGATTAGTATATTGTACAGTCAATGTATCGTTGCGATCAACCGGTCCGTGATCCAAAAAGGCAGCGGAGAATACCACATCACCATCACTGCTGCCCGCTACAGCATATGAGTCTTTATAAGAAACGCCCACATCGCTGGCTACTACGCTCAATGTGCCTTTTCTTGCCAATCCAGCTTTTTCCAGTGTGTAATCGATAGTCACACTGGTAACTGTGGAGTTGTAAGGAATCTTCAATAAAGTTTGAGTACTGGTACTTTCCGGTAAAGATTGTCTGTCTGTGAACTTTAATCTAACCTGGGCAGTACCCTCAATAATCTCATATTGAGGAGTATCCAATACTGTGGTCTGCATGTACCACAGACGCTCAAAATTGTCATTAGTTGAACTGTTGCCGTGGCTGGCAAAAGTAATGATTGGGTGTGCAGGGTCAGCATCACCGTTGCCATTATTACCAACGTTGATAAAGTGATTATTCTCACTGTTGATCTGATTGTTAGTCGAAGTATTTGCACCTGCAAAGATGCCTTGACGTTCGATGTTGATAAACTTGTTTTCTTGAATATCTACACGAATTGGTCCAATGTTCTTTCCACTAGAAGTAGTTAACGCATTGGCCAATGTAATACCTTGATATAGTGTATCAAAAGTATTGTTCACAATCTTAACATCACTCACATTCCAATTAGAAACAACAGGGTAGGATAAATCTTCAAAATGGCAGTGTTCAATAGTCAGGTCGCTGCTAAGGTATCCTAATTCAATTGCAGAATTAACTGTGGTTGCAGTAGCACCGGACACATATGTACCTAAGAACTTGATATCAGAGATTGTGGTGTCCGCTGCATAGTTTAACACAATCATAGGTGTTGTCTGGGTAGTCAACATGGTGCCAGTGTGTTCCAAAGTCATTCCGGAAATTTTAATTTGTCTCGGATTAGTAGGAGAAACAATATTTGTTCCTGTAACTCGCACACTTGGAGTACTGTTGCCTCCAATAGTTTCAAAAATAGTTGTGTTGCCTGTGCCTATTGAACGGATCACAGTTTTATCAATACCTGCACCTACTAGAGTTACATATGGTGGCAAGTATACTGTACCAGTTACGTAGTAAGTGCCAGCAGGAACACTAACAGGAACACGACTCTTTGGCAATGTCTTGTCAAAGGATCTTAAATAGATTTCATCAATTGCTTTTTGGAACTTGGCTGTGCAATCAGTGTTGTCTGATATGCCAAAGTCAAACATACTAACAGAGTCGTCTAGTTTTTCTTGTAGTGTACGCACTACTGGAAAGTTTGCACCTAACACTCCCGTAATAGTTGCAGTAATAGTGTGGCCGATATAGGTATAGTTAGTTGCTGTAAACTTGCCCGTGCTCAACAGATCAAACATTCTTTCTTCAGTAAGAACTTCAGTATTGCCCACCGCAGGAGCACCTTCTGCAACACTGCCGTTGCCAATAAACAGCCTTTGCTCATCAACTGACCAGCCCATTTCTCCGCTGGCTAACTGTGGCATCCCTTGATCAGCAGTTTGCCCTCTACGTAATTGAATTTTTGAAATCTGAATAACAGCCATGGTAACATTCCTAGTATAAGGGTATTTATCATGTCGTTTAGGTTTGACTGTCCTGGAAAATAAATACTATGATAATGTTTTACTTTATACGCCGAATCAAGTTTAGTCCCAAGGTGAATTCTAGTTATTTCAGGAATCCCACGAAATTTCTAGAACTATCGTTGACTGCTGCTGAACAAAGTTTACTGCACAACTACCTAACGATTAGTCAACAGATTAGGTATAGAATTTTGACGAATTTTAGTGAAAACGAGGTCTTTCCCATGACGTTTTTTGTGGAAAACGACCAATCTCTAGAAGGTTTTGTGTGTGTAGGCTCTAGTGACATATACGAGTTCTTAGAGAAGATTATCTGTACCAAAGAATATCGAGAACTATCTGATCAACTAGTAACCTGTTCTGATATTATGGATTGGAAGGTTGATAGTCTTCGAGTGCGTGACTGCGTGGACACAGACTTAGACTTTATCAAGGTAAAAAAATTATGGCAAGACGGTCAAGAAATTGCGTCGGACCAATCGTGCCAAAAGATAGCCTGTTTATGATATTTTTGAGCACTAGATACTATTAGGTTATCTATTCGATCTTTTAATTTGCTCTGTTGGTTAACTTCGTACGAAGTTGCAACAATCACTGCAATACGACGATCTAAACTAGTATTTTTTACATTGTGTGCTGCTAGATAATTATTCAAATAATAAGGTTGTCGATCACCTAGTATATGAGCAGTGTGTACAGTGTGTTCAAGTCCTGTATCTGTTTGAAACGTTCTAAATAAGTTGTTTTCTTTACATTCGCTAGTCAATGTTTTTTTAAACAATAACTTGTCCTGTTCTCTGTTTTCAAAACTTATATAGAATCGCAGTCCTAGCTTGTCAAGATCACTATGCCAAAAGTCTTTTGATATAGCACTTGCACGTTTTGGCAACAGAGTTATTGCAACTATTTCATTCTCGGGTATTCCCCAATCGTTGACAATGTAATTTACTAACTCTGGAAACTCTTTATTAAAATTAGATTGCCAGTCTAATGCTTTGGCCCACACTACTTCCCAAGGAAATGCATCTTTTTCATTTATACCTGCAATGAGATAGTTTCCAGTTTGTTGCAGTAGATTCTTCTGCGGGTAAACTTTGGCCATCCACGCTGTTAGTTTGTCTAAGTCTATTTGTGGACAACAGGGCAAATCTAACGGTGTGTAGATAACGTCTTCAGCTTTCACTTGTGATAATTCAAGTAATAGTCTTCAACTTTAGCAAGCCACATGTCTTGATACTTGTTAAAGTTATCCGGAGTTAGATCAAACTGTTGATATTGCAGATCTCTACTGCACATGAACACATGACCTTCACGAATTTCTGTCCCGTACACTTCGTTATGTGCCAGTATGTAAGCCATTAGCTGTAAGAAGTAGTCTTCAACCCATTCTGCTTTCTTAGGCTTGTTAGTCTGTTTATAATCGCACACACTGGGATTGCCTTTGTACACTGCCACAAGGTCAGTGGTACCCGAATACAGTCCGGGAAAGTATAGGCTTTGCTCCATTGCCCAAACTTCGTTAACATCCTTTAGACCCTGCTCGATAATAACATTGGCCATTTTGTTAGCCTGCACATGAACTAGGTTATTGCCCGGCTGACGCTCCAGTCCGGCTATGAATCTTTCTAGGTTGTTGTGCATTGCAGTACCGACACCAGAAGCTTCTTTAGTTATCTGTGCAGCGTTTTCTTCACCTACTCGCTTACGCCATTCGATTAAGTGAGTTTGGTCTTTAGTTGAGCCAAGGATGGTAGTAACGCTAGGAGTCTTTTCTCCGTCCGGAGTTAGATAAACTCTTTTACGAGTTATGGGATCGTTTATTTGTTGGCAGGGCTTATATTGTATGTGTTCTACAAAAGGTGGTGGAGTATAAATCATAGTAATAATTATACTAAAGTTTTTATCATAACGCAAATAAAGGACTATAAATATTTGCCAATGCAACAATATTTTCAAAAATTCGATTTCGAACTTAAACCATTTGAATACGAGCAGTTAAAAGGCCCGCTAGTATTTCAATACGGCTACCCGGATGTGATTATTTTCCTTCACCAAATTAACGATATAGAGCTATTCAAAAGCCTGCATTACAATCCTATATCCAGCATTCCGCCTAACAGAGTTTTCTATTCTGAAATAGTCGGTAGAGGATATTTACAACCTCACACAGATCTAGGAGTGGGTTGTAATCTAAATTGGTATTTTCAAACTGACGACTCGTCAACTGTGTTCTTTGACGAAACTGCCGAAACACAGCATCTCAGCAATATCAAAGAACAAGGAGAAAATGTATTCCATCTAGATCAACTTACAGAGCGATGTAGATTTAGTGCAGAAAAGAATACGGCTTACTTATTAAATGTAAGTAAGCCGCATAGTGTGCATAAACCGAAATTAAAGATTAGAAAGTTTTTTTCTTATCAATGGCTTAATCATGATTATCAAACTGTGTTAGACAGTTTGTTGATTAAGAAAGCGGACTGTTAAGGAACTGGTCAGCAGCCGAGCCAGCCATTTGATCAACTGATTGGCCGCCAGGTGCAGGGGCTGCACCAGAGGCTTCTTTATCAGGGTCGTCAACTTCAGTTGATACGATAATTCCCTTTTCATCAAAGTTGCGAACAATGGCCTGTAGTGAAGGATTACCGTCAAACATTTTTTGGAATCCTTTTGAATCAATAGCACCGTAGCCCATATTCTTCATCATGTTTGATAGAGCAGGCCAAGTAAGTTTCAACGTAGAATTCTTTGAATTACTACGCCCCATTTGATTCCTTAAGACCATTTCTAGATCAGCAGGAAACGAGTCTGCGACTTCAAACAATCTCATTTAGATAGTCTTGCGATAATGCTATGAGCTTCGTTTAGTTTAGCGGAAAATAATTTACGGCTTTCACGCATTTCACGTCCGGCCATTTCTGCACCGCCTGCGGCTGCATCTGCTGCACCGAATTCGTCATCCATCGGAACTTCTTCGTTACCGGCATTCATACTATCCATGCCTGCTTCTGCTCCACCCATATCAGCACCCATATCAGCACCCATTGTATCCATTGGGCTTGACTCGCCTGCTAACACAGCAACTGCATTGCTTAGTTGCTCACGTGCTTGTGTTAATGTGTTTAGAGCTGTTTCTAAAGCAGGAGCAACTGCACCCTTAAATGTTTCAGCTTGCTCTTGACCCATGTTAGCACGGATAGCGTCTG